TCTCCAGAGGATATGGAAGCGTATCAAGGTATGCTTACCACAGCAGCTCAAGTGCAGTTGATGGAGAAGATTGTCGGTAAGACTCGTGGCACACAGATGCACAAGACGGGTGAGACATCGGCAATGCCAGCGTTCACGGAGGAAGATTTCCGTCGAGCGGTACAGTCAGATCGCTACTACAGCGACCCTGCTTACCGAGCGGAAGTCCAAAAGAAAGCCCAAGCAATTTTGCCAGGGTAATCTAAGCCGCCCTTCGGGGCGGTTTTTATTTGCATATTCAAATCTTTTTGATACTATTACCGTGTACATCTCGATGTACCTCACATATACCATCGCTACCTAAGCCTTTATGGATTAGCCCGATTGGAGTGATCGCTTTAATGATTCACCCCTTTCCGGCTACTGAATCAGAAGAAGCAAGAAACTGATTTAATTTTTGAACCATAAAGGAGACATCTAATGTCTAAGTATCTATCTTCGGTAGCAGTTACCGAATTCGATAGTATGGTCAAGCACGCCTATCAGTCAGCAGGTAAGCTGCGTGGTGCAGTAACCTTGCGTTCTGGTGTGGTTGGCGATACTTACAAGTTCCGTAAAATGGGTAAAGGTTTGGCGAACCAAAAGGCTTCGCAAGCTGACGTTACCCCTATGGACATCTCTCACAGCCTCGTTACTTGTACGTTGGAAAACTGGAATGCTCCAGAGTACACCGACATTTTCGACGCAGCAGAAGTAAACTTTGACGAGAAGTCAGAGTTGGCATCTGTAATCGCAATGGCTTTGGGTCGTCGTGAAGATCAGTTGGTAATTGACGCACTTAACGCTGCGACTTCTACTCACACTGCAATCACTGCGACTTCTGGCTTTGACGTTGCAACCATCCGTGAAGCGGGTGCAGCACTTGACGGTGTTGGCGCTCCAATGGAAGGTCGTTACATCGCGTTCAACAAGACTCAAAAGCAACAGTTGTTGGGTACTACTCAAGCAACTTCATCTGACTACATGAACGTAAAAGCATTGGTATCTGGCGATATTGATACTTTCTACGGCTTCAAGTTCATCTTGGTTGATGACCGTGTAGAAGGTGGCTTGCCAGGTGGCGGTACTTCTACTGCTGACGCATTCGCTTTCCACCGTGACTCTTTGGGCATGGCTGTTGGTATCGATCCTAAGACCGAAATCAACTACATCGCACAAAAGACTTCTTGGTTGGTAAACGGCGTAATGAAAGCCGGTGCTTGTGTTCGTGACGTAGATGGCTTCGTGAAGCTAATCTCTGACGATACTGCATAAGGAGAATTATCATGGCATTTGCATCAGGTACTTTGCAGCGCATTGGCACTGCTAACTCTGACGGTGGCACTGTATGGATGTACAAAGAAGCTGAGACTTTGGCGAACATTCGTGCATCAGGCTACTTCAACAACGCTGTAGATTACGGCATGGTTGCTGGCGACATCGTAATGATCATGGGATCAGACGGTTTCGGCTTCAGCCAGATCGCAGTTTCAGGCTCTACCTACTCTGTAGGTGAAGGCTTGACTTCAGCGTAATAAGTTCCCCGTGAACGGGGAGGCATCCTTCGGGTATAAGTCCTCCCCACCTTCAATGAGGTCGCCTAATGGCTACATCCATAGATATTTGTTCTAACGCATTTATTAGACTCGGCGCACCGCCGATTTCGTCGTTTAACGAGGGTGGAGCGCAAGGTCAAGCGGCATCAAACTTATATGAGCCTACCGTTCGCGCAATGCTCTCTGAGCATCGTTGGCGCTTTGCCAATGCTAAACGTACGTTAGCTCGACTGACTGCATCTCCTCTCAATGATTGGAAGTATGCGTTTCAGTTACCTTCAGATTTACTTGTTCTCTATCATGCAATCCCAAATGTGGATTATCAGGTGTATGAGGACAAGATCTTCGCAGACGTAGAGTCAATCGATATTGATTACACAATGCGAGCAAACGAATCATTATTCCCTGCCTACTTCCAGTTAGCGCTTGAATACAAGCTGGCTTCTGAGTTCGCACTTCTCGTAACATCTAATCGCTCTCTAGCTGAGACTTACGAGTTAAAGGCTAATGAGCAAATGAAGAAAGCTCGCTTTGCAGACGCTCAACAGAGTCCGTCTGTCGCTGTACAATCTCTTGCCTATACGGATGTGCGTTCGTGAGTAAACAGTTCAAGGTCCAATCTGCGTTCAATTCAGGCGTTTTAGATGCTCGATTGCTTGCGCGTATTGATACCAAACAGTACTTCAACGGTATGCAACAGGGCGATAACGTCCTTTGTTTGCCTCAAGGTGGCGTAAAACGTCGTCCTGGCATGGAGTTTATTGACGATGCAGGTGAGCAATCACGCGTCGTTTCGTTCATTTTCTCGAACACTCAGGCTTATTTGTTGGTATTCCGCAACAACGCCATTGACGTTTACTACAATGACGTAAAGCAGACCACAGTAACCACAACCTATACCACGTCTGAGCTGATGGACATTCAGTTCACTCAGTCAGGCGACACGATGATTCTCTGCCACGAGGATCACCCACCTGCGTTATTGCAGCGCTTAGGCTCTAGTACCTCTTGGGGTATCTCAGATCTGACGTTTGACTATATCCCTCAGTATGACTTCAATGATGGATCTAGCCCTTCACCTACTAGCGAAGTGCAAGACATCACATTCAACTCATTTACTGCGGGTCAGGACTTCAAGATCACTGTCGGCGGTGTAGATACAGAAGATATATCGTATTCATCAAACACTGGCACAACCGCTAACAGTATTGCGACAGCGATCAACAACCTGTCGAACATTGTTTACGGCGACCTATCTGTCTCTCATACAGGCGGTACAACGTATCGTATTACCCTCTCAGGCTCTAACGCTAAAGATTGGGACGAGATCACAGGTCGAGCTACATCAGGCTCTACAACGGCTAATATCACTGTCTCTACCGCAACTAACGGCTCTCCTCGTACAGAGGACGCATGGTCAGCTACTCGTGGTTATCCTCGTACTGTCATCTTCCATGAGGCACGCCTGTGGTTCGGTGGTTCTAAATCCCTGCCAATCACTGTTTGGGGCTCTCGTGTTAATGAGTTCTTCAACTTTGACTTAGGTAAACAGCGTGACGACCAGGCAATCGATGTAACCCTTGACGTAGACCAGTATGACGAGATCACTGCGATCTTCTCAAACCGTCACTTGCAGATCTTCACTGCATCGGCTGAATACTACATTTCAGTATCCCCGATTACTCCTGAATCTATCGCTATCAAGCGTCAGTCAGGCTTTGGTGCTAAGAATATCCGCCCAAAGGTAATTGACGGTGCAACCATCTATGTACAGCGTACAGGTCGCTCTCTCCGTGAGTTCGTCTTTGAATTTGCTGAGGATGCGTACATCTCTAACACTGCATCACTGTTAGCCCCAGAACTTATTAAGTCTCCTGTGGATATGGCTGTGTCAGTAGGTACAACCAATGAAGATGCGAACTACGTTTATCTGGTAAACGATGACGGCACAATGGGGGTATTCAATACTCTCCGCTCACAAAGCGTTGCTGGCTGGTCATTGTGGAAAACAGACGGTGAGATCCAGAGTATCACTCGTGTTGTTGATGACCTTTACTTCTCAGTGAAGCGTACGATTAATGGTACTACTGAGTATTACATCGAGAAGGCTAACCAAAACGCCTATATGGATTCATCGGTTCTCTATACTTCTCCTGCCACCGATACGCTTACCGGCTTAGGTCATTTAGATGGCGAGGAGTGTCGAGTTCGCGCTGACGATTCAGTAATGAACAATCAAACCCCTGTAAGCGGCTCTGTTACGATTGAGCGCACAGCAGCTAATTCTGCTGAGGTTGGTTTGTTCTTCCAGCCTGTCATCAGAACAATGCCTATTGAAGGTGATCTTGGCGCAGGTACTAACCTAGACGGAGAGAAGCGTATTGTGAATTGCATGGTTTACCTGCAAGACTCTCTCGGCGTCAAAATAAACGATTACGACATTCCGTTCCGTACATTCGGTACAAGCGTATTAGGTCAGGCTTTAACGCCATTTACAGGCAAAAAAGAAATATACTTATTTGGTTGGTCAAAGACCGCACAAGTAACAATCACGCAAGACGTTCCAGCACCACTTACTTTGTTGGGTCTTAGCTTGGAGATGGAGATTTCATAATGGATCCGGTATCAGCAGCAGCCGTTGCATCGGCAGGAACAGCAGGAGCCACAGCAGCTACAGCGGGTGGTTTATACGCAGGTACAGCGGGCATGACAGCGGCTTCAGGCTTAGCTGCATCTAGCCTTGCGGTTCCAGGTACTCTTGCAGCAGGTGGTGCAGCGGGTGGCTTATTTGGTGGTTTATCGATGGGTACATTGATGACCGCAGGTAGTCTTGGTCTTAATGTTTTGTCTGGCATACAAGCCGCTAACGCTGAGGGTCGAGCTGCTGAACTACAAGCTCAAGGTATGCAAGCACAATCTTTCCAAGAAGGCTTGAAGGCTGAGGAAGAAGCTATCCTCCGTCGTGAGCGTCTAATCAAGGCTCTAGCATCACAGAGCGCAGCAGGTGGTGCAGCCGGTGTATCTGGCGGGTCTGCTGAAGCACTCCAGTTGACTAGCTTACAAGACTTCGAGCGTGAGCAACGTTCCGCTAACCTTATGAGCAGAACTCAACAAGATATCTATCGTCGCAAAATTGCTGGCACATTAGAGGCTGGCGGTATGGCTAAACGTGGAGAGTTGCTAAGCACAGCGACTAAACTGACGGAGATTGGCTAATGGCTCGTTTTGAACGCAGAGCAACACTGTCTAGTATTGCTAATCCTGAGACAGAAAGAGCGCAAGCCACTCAACGCCTAGCTGAGTCATTTCGTACAGCGGGTGAACTTGGTCGTGTAACTTATGAGCGTCAACGAGTAGAACAAGCAAAAATTGACGCAGCAGAGCAAGAATTTGTACCTGGTGCGCCATTAGGTAATCTTTCTCCTACAACTGCTTACGGTCGTGCATTTAACCAAGCTAACGAAGCTGGTTATATTGCTGCGACTAAGAATGCGTATATGGATCGCATTGACCAGTTGTCTCGTGAGTATGCGTCTGACCCTGAAGGCTTTACTCAGATGACCGACTCTTATCGTCAGTCAATGATTGATAACCTTCCTCCTGAGATTCGCACACAAGTTGCTTTTGACTTCGACCAGACTCGTAACTCAAATCTATTCTCTATCCGTGATACAGCAGCTAAGAATGCTATTGCGGCTACTACGGCTGAATTAAGCCGTACTGGTGACATATACCTCGGAGAGGTTGCTAAAGGCGCTAGAAATGCCGATCAGAAATACCTAGCCTACCAGAGCGAAGAATACAGAAAAAACATCATAGAGCCTCTCATCGCCAATGGCATGAAGAAAGAGGCTAATGTTGCATTAGCTAATCTTCAGAATGCGATTATCGAGAATACTTATCTCGGTGAGTATGAGCGTGCAGAACAAGCTGGCACTGGAGCGCAGTTCATTACTGACTTCATGACCAAACCACCTGCGGGTTTATCTCTTGATGAAGTAGACGCTCTATCTACCAAGATGACTACGCTGAACAAGCGTTATCGTACTCTTGAAGCGGCTAAACAAGCCGATATGACCACTGAGCAAGAGCTTCAGCTATCTAAAGACCTAGCAGATATCCAATCAGGTCGCCTTGTTGGTCAGCCAGCAATCGATAAATTAGACGGCTATCTCAAGAAAGGTCAGATTCTTCGCAGCACTCACACATCTAACTTGGCTGCAATGCAGAAGGCTGAGGATGAGTTAGCTGCTAAGCAACGTAAATACCAACAGGTATCACAGAATATAGGCACTGGTAACGGTGCTTTTGTTGAGCAAAAGGATGCAGATGAATACTACGAGGAGCATTACGTTCCTAAAGTTGCTGCTACTGACCCTGCTACCCGCAAAGAAGCTGATATCAATCTTGTGCGTAACTTGAAGAAAGTTCCCGCAAAGATGAAAACAGATCTCAATGCGTTAGTTGCTTCTCAGAATCCTGACAACATTGCTCTAGCGGCGCAGTACGCAGATGGCATGGATGACATTCCTGGTCTATTGGATTCTACCTTTGACAAGAATCAGCAAGCGATGATGGAGACTGTGGTATCTCTATTGCCTAACATGAAGCCTAATGAGGCAGTTCAGTTAGCACAAAAGATCACAGATCCTCGTGATAAAGCCCGTATCGATGCGATTACTGAGCAATTAAAAGACCGTAAGTACGACGATTATCAGTCAGAAGTTAAGGATGAGATGGACGGTTGGCTGTGGTTTGGTCCAGATGTCAAATCATTCAACCAAGACCAGATGACCTCTGAGTACAAATCTACTTACGAGGCATTCCGTAAATCAGGCTTAGAACATTCAGCAGCTAAGAATAAAGCGGTCAAGACTCTACAGCGTAACTGGAAAGAGTTTAATGGCTACATCATGCGTTACTCTCCTGCTGACTTCTACGCGGTAAATGGTAAGACTGATTACATCATGAAGCAGCTTGTTAAGGATGTGGCTACTGAGACTGTTGGCGCTACTCCTATTCCAAAAGACAAGCTGTTCCTTGTATCGGATGAAGTGACCTCTCGTGAGGCTTCTACTGGCAAGCCTTCGTATCGTGTGTTCTACGAGACAGAAGATGGTGGCGTAGTTCCTATGGTTGGTTTCCGTTGGACTCCAGATATTCAGGGTGAAAAGAAGCGCATCGAAGAAAAGAATCGTCGCCTTCTACAGCGTACCGACGAAGAAAAACAACTAGACCAAGTGCTTGAAAGCGAAGCGCTGATGAACATCAAGTGAGTAAATAATGCCGTTCATTGAGGATAAAGACCAACAAGTCCAATTTGACCGCCTGATTGACTACTCAACAGACGTAGAGCCAGGTGAGCCAGATTACACGTTCCGTGAGCGTGTACGGGCTGCTTTTGCCATTGATAACACTATTGGCTCTCTGATTGCTCGTGAGTCTGGTCTACCTGATGGCACAAGAACTACAGATTATGATGCATGGGCTGATCTGACAGACGATGAGCGTTTAGATGAGGCATTCATCAACAACATTACTTACGTTGATAACCGTCAAGAGCTAGACGCTGTACGTCGTCAACGTGATAAAGAATTGAGAAATCGTGAAATCCTAGAAGAAGGTGGTTTATTGCCATCTCTAGCGGTGGGATTGGTTGATCCGATTAATATCCTGTTACCTGGTTCTGTTGCTTATAAGACGTATAAGACCGGAAGTAAGATCCTAGATGGCGCATTAGCGACGGGTTCTGCTGGCGCTTTAGCGGCTACTGCAACTGAGACTGCTCTCCATGCTACACAAATGGAGCGTACGTTCAGCGAGTCAGCCTTAAATGTCTCTACGGCTACCTTCTTGAGCGGCGCATTGGGCGCAGCGCCAGGTGTCTTTAATCAGCTAGTTTCTAAGTCTCAGCTAGACGAGATCGACAAGACACTAGATCCTGAGCGTGTAATCCGTGAGGGTGGTAATCCTGCAATGGCAGACCATTCTATCGGTGCTGCTGAGGTAGATAACGATGCACAGGTTCGTGGCAAAGTCGCCAAGATGTTTGTTAAGGGTCTAGGTTTTGACCCTCTATCTCGCACTATTACCTCAGATGCTTCAGCTACCCGTAAAGCAGTAAACGCTTTGGCTGAGAATCCTATTGATATGGATCGCCCTGTCGGCACTTCTGTGGAGTCAATGATTAAGGCTTACGATGGTAGATACTTCGAGGCAGCATCCGATTCAGCAATGTTCTTCAAGGAATATAAGAAGTCAGGCGGCACATTGAATAATCGCCTGTTCCGTGAGGAAGTTGGTCGTGCCATGCGTAACGGGTCAGATAATACTTACATTCAGCAAGCGGCTGACTCATGGCGTACAAAGCTCTATGAGCCTTTGAAGGATGAAGCTATCAAGCTAGGCTTACTCCCTGAAGATGTAGACGTAACAACGGCTGAGAACTATCTGAACCGCATCTGGAACAAAGAGAAGCTAGCTGCAAATAGCGGTGAGTTCATCTCTGTGACCAAGAAGTGGCTAGACGATCAGCTTGAAGTCAAGGTTGCTAAGAAAGCTGAGATTGACAAGCTAACTACTAAGTTCACCGAAGTTGAGAAAGGTGAGGCTTCTGCTGCAAAACGCAAAGCTACAGCAGAGCGTCAGATCACAGAGATTGAGAAGAAGCTAGAAGAAGCAAAACGCGCTGAGAAACCTAAAGCCGCTAAAGCTCCGGCTGAAGCTGATACAGGATTTGAAGGTTACTTAAAGAAAGTAAACCCAAAAGGCGCTGAAATACCTGCTGAAGAAAGACCAAACCTAATGATGGGTGATATGTATGGAATGCTTCCTAGAGGGTCTAAGGTAATTAGCACAAAAGATGATGTAACTTTTTATCGCGGCACTGACGATAATTATTACGCAACTGCATACAATCCTGATGTTGGCGAACAAGATGTTGTTGGCTATATTACTGGTCGCGGGGATATGACAGAACTTGCAGTTGTTGAGGAAATGCAAGGCAAAGGCATTGGCGGTGAATTGCAATATCTTTTCCGTAAAGACAATCCGTATGCTCAATCTGGCGGTTTAACTAAAGCAGGTAAGGGCGCATTAAGAAAAACTTATAACCGACTTGTAAAAGAAGGTGTTATTCCTGCTGAAAAAGCCAAAGCAGCAGCTCCAGCAGCAAAGCCATCAAAGCGCGTTCAGACTCTTGAGAAGCAGATCGCAGATCGTCGTGCCAAGATTGCAGAATATGACAAGCAGCTAGGTGACTTCGAGACTCAAAAGCTCCAGTCAACCAAAGATATCGAGGCATTGGTCAAGGATTTCCCTAGCAAGATCGCTAATGAAGTCCGCTCAATGATCAAAGCTCGTGAGGGCGTTGAGGCTAAAAGCATGACCCGTACGCTAAAGCGTGCGATTGCTCGTATTCAGAAAGCAGGATATGAGGATATTGAGCCTGTAGACAATGAAGCCCTCGCTAGAGAGATTCTAGGGCGCATTATGAGTACCCCAGATGGTCGCCTACCCTATGACTACAAGATGGGTGAAAACTCCGCTAAGGGCGTATCAGGTCCAGAGAAAGGCGTATTCAAAAGCCGCTCATTCCTGATCCCAGATTCTATGGTGGAACAATTCCTAGAAAATGACATTGAACTTCTCGGGGGACGCTACCTCAAGCAAATGGCTCCTGATATTGAGCTGACTCGTCGCTTCGGTGATGTTGAGATGAAGAACGAGCTCAAGAATATCGAGCAAGAATATATTGTGAAAATGGATGCCGCTAAGACTGAGAAAGAACGCCGCAAGCTAAACAAGCAGAAAGAATCCGATAGGCGTGACATTGAAGCTATGCGTGATCGTTTGCGTGGCACTTATGGTCAGGTTGACCATGATAATCCGTGGGTTCGCGCTGGTCGTGTAGCTCGTGACCTTAACTATATGCGCCTTCTTGGTGGTGTAGTTGCTGCGTCTCTCCCTGATATCGGTCGTGTTATCGCTGCTGAGGGCATCGTAAATACCTTCCGCTATGGCTTGAAACCATTGGTTGCCAACCTCAGGGAGTTCCGTGTAGCGGCTCGTGAGGCTAAATTATACGGCGTAGGTACAGATGCTCTAATGGGCGGTCGTGCTGAGATTATCGCTGACGTGGCTGACTATGCTCGCGGTGGTACTAAGTTCGAGCGTGGCGTTCGTGCTGCGGCTACTAAATTCTCATCGATCAACCTGATGAACTTCTGGACAGGTGGCATCAAGCAGTTGCACGCTGTAGTAACCCAGACCCGTGTCGCCAATGATTTGCTCAAAGGCACATACGACAAGCGCTTAGGTCAGTTGGGTATTAGCGAGGCTGATTCTAAGAATATCGCAGGTCAGCTCAAGAAATACGGCAAAAAGATTGATGGCGTATGGGTTTGGAATACCCGTGATTGGGATAATCAAGATCTCGCAATGATGTGGGGCGCAGCTCTCCGTAAGGAATCTGATCGCGTCATCATCGTGCCTGGTCAAGAAAAGCCTTTATTCATGTCAACTGAGATGGGTAAAACCATATTCCAGTTTAAATCTTTCATGTTCTCAGCGACTCAGCGGGTTCTGATTTCTAACATCCAAGCACAGGACAAGCATTACATTCAGGGAATGCTAGGCTTAGTGGGAATCGGAATGCTTTCTTACGCTTTCAAAGAGTGGGATGCGAACCGAGAGCTATCAGACGATCCAGCAACATGGGTGATGGAAGGCATTGACCGTTCAGGCGCATTGGGAATGCTGATGGAAGTCAACAACACATTAGAGAAGATCAGTGGCAATCACTACGGTTTACGCCCACTGGTCGGTATTAACGCTCCTGCATCACGATATGCGGCTCGATCAGCACTAGACTCTGCGATTGGTCCTACATTCGGTCTAGCAGGGGATGTCATTAAGGCTGCCTCTGCTGTCACTGGTGAACGTGAATGGACAGATGCAGATACAAGAGCATTTAGACGACTCTTGCCAGGTCAAAACTTGTCGTTTTTACGTCAAGGATTAGATAGAATTGAGGAAGAAATTGGACGGTAATTATGGCTGCTACAACTATCATCATTAATGACGAGACTCCCCGTCGCCAATATACAGCGACTTCAGGGCAGACTGTCTTTGATTTTCCTATTCCTTTCTTTGAGGAAGGGGATCTTACGGTCTTTTTGACCCCTGCGGGCAATACAGCGGATGACGCGGCTGACCTTCTGACCATCACTACTGATTACACCGTAAACGGTGAAGATACTCAGGATGGTGGCGAAATCGTCCTGACCACAGGCGCTACTACTGGCGACATCATCACAATTATCCGTGAAGTTGACATTGCTCGTACCACAGACTACCAGGCAGCGGGCGATCTCCTTGCAGAAACCCTAAACCGTGAGCAAGATATTAATATCATGATTGCTCAGCAGTTACGAGCTGACCACGATGGTATCGTTTCTCGTGCAGTTTCTTCATCATCTAACGCTGATCTGACCCTTCCTGAGCCAGATGGTAACTACATTCTGGGTTGGAATGCAGCAGCAGATGGTCTCCGTAACTTCCAAGAAATCGGTACTTATAAAGGTACAGACGCAACCACTACTACCTCTGCGTATGTAATTCGTGATCTTGTTAAGGATTCATCTAACAACAACGTCTACATTTGTACTGCGAACTCACCTTCAGGCACAGCTTTAACCAATACCTCATATTGGAAACTGATCGTAGACGCAGCCTCAGCTACCTCTAGCGCTTCAGCAGCGGCATCTTCAGCTACAGCAGCCGCAGCTAGTGCAACCGCAGCAGCAGCCTCAGAAACAGCCGCAGCAGCCTCAGAGAGTGCAGCCGGTACCTCAGAGACCAATGCAGCTACATCAGAAACTAATGCAGCTTCAAGCGCATCTAGTGCTTCTACTAGTGAATCAAATGCTACTACTTCTGCCAATGATGCTAATAACTTTTCAAGTGCAGCAAGTTCGTCAGCTACAGCAGCCGCAGCAAGCGAGTCAGCAGCAGCAACTTCTGCCTCTAATGCAGCTACTTCTGAAACTAATGCAGCAGGTTCAGCAACTACAGCGACTACTCAAGCATCAGCAGCAAGTACTTCTGCGACTAACGCAGCGACTTCTGCAAGTGCAGCGGCTACTTCAGCTTCTAATGCGTCTACCTCTGAGAGCAATGCGGCTACATCAGCTAGCGCAGCTCAGGCAGCATTGGACTCGATTGAGAACTTCTACTTAGGTGCTTCGGCTACTGCGCCTACTGTTGACGACAATGGTGATCCATTAGCAGCAGGTGATTGGTACTTCAATACCACTGATAACCTGACCTACATCTATAACGGTTCTTCTTGGCAAGTAACGGTTGTAGATACCAGCGGTTTTGTTGCAACTACCGGCGACTCGATGACAGGCGACTTGTCCTTCGGCGACAACGACAAAGCCATCTTCGGTGCAGGTAGTGACCTACAGATTTACCATGATGGTAGCAATAGTTATATTGCTGATGAGGGTACTGGAAATTTATATATTGACGCTGCTAATAATTTACAGTTACGAAGTGCTTCTGATTCGTCTGTCTACGCTACTTTTTCAGCGGGCGGTGCTTCTCAGCTTGGTCACGCAGGCTCTACCAAACTTGCCACAACCGCACAGGGCGTAAGCGTCACAGGTCGTGCCATAGGTACACTCACCACTGACAATGACCTTTCGTTCGATATGCAAGCAAGCAACCAGTTTAAGTGTACGCCTTCAGGTAACGGTACGTTGACGTTCACTAACATCACAGCGGGTCAATCAGGTAATATCTTCTTGGTGAACAGCGGCGGTCATACGATCTCAGCAGCAGCAACAACGTATATCAGCTCAGCGGATTTGACAGCAATCAGCACCGCAGGGTCATACTTCTTAAGTTATTTCTCAGATGGTACTAATGTTATGGTAAGTGCATCAGCAGCGGTAACTTCAGCAGGGGCATAAGATGTCATTGATACCTACAGGCTTTGCTAAAAATACAGAAGAAGAAGAATATCTGATTAATCAATCACTACGCTTTGATAGGTCGGGTAGTGATTATATGCGGCGCACACCAAGTAGTTCAGGAAATTTAACAACATGGACAATGTCCGCATGGGTGAAGCGTAAAAATGCAGGTAGTGGAACTACTAACTACTTATATAACGGTGCTTCAACAAATGACACAATGTATTTTTCATCGACTGACAGGTTTGTTTTCTACAATCAATCTAATGCCTACGTTTATACGCCAGCAGTGTTTAATAGTAATGCTGAGTGGTTTCATCTTGTTGTTGTTTGGGATACAACAAATGCCACAGCAGGAGATAGAATTAGAATCTATAAAAATAATGTTAGGCAAGACGATGGTGGTACAGACCCTTCCTTAAACGCAACTTCTGGGTTTAACAACACTTCCACTCAAACGATTGGAAGGAGTAATGCAACCG